AGTTAGCACTTAAATATATTGGTGTTGATTATGAAAATGTTGCAAACTGTGACAACTTCAAACAAGCAAACGAATGTTATGACGTTTTACATACAACAACAAACGGAAATCTAGGAGATATTACAAAAGTTGACGAAAACAACTTTCCAAATTGTGATTTACTAACATATTCGTTTCCTTGTCAAGACATTTCAATATCTGGTGTACAAAGAGGAATTAAAGAAGGCACAAGAAGTGGGTTGTTATTTGATGTTGAAAGACTTTTATCTGTTAATAGACCACAATATCTATTGATGGAAAACGTTAAAAATTTAGTATCTAAAAACCACTATGAAAATTTTAAAAAACACATTTATTTTCTTCGTGGATTAGGATATACTTCGTACTGGAGAATTTTGAATGGTGCTGACTTTGGTTGTCCACAAAATAGAGAGCGAGTTTTTATGGTTTCAGTTTTAAATGGTGACAAAGATGACGTGAAACAAAAAATGATGAATGTTGATATTCACAAAAAAACTAGAATACCTATGGACACATTTATTGAAGACACCGAAAATCAATCATTGTTTATTGATTGTCCATACACCTTACATCAACCAAAACACCACACAATTTGTAGATTAATTGCTAGAAGGGATGATATTAGTTACGACCAAGCAAGAAGAATTTATTCTATTGAAGGGTGTTCACCTTGTCTAACAACTAGTGGTTCACCACAAATTATGACAAGAGACGGTAGAGTAAGAACAATTACCGCAAGAGAAGGGTATAGGTTTATGGGTGTTCGTGACGAAGATATTGATTTATTACTAACAACATCATTATCAACAAAAGGGCACGTATCTCTAGCCGGAAACTCAATTTGTGTACCAGTAATGGAAGCTATATTTACAGAGTTTCTCTCTGACTATATCCAGGAAAAAGAACCAGTATTGTCAAACCCAATAAACGAAACTTCTAATGACTAAAACTTTATTAGTTGATGGAAATAATCTATTAAAAATTGGTTTTCACGGTGTTAGAGACTTTTTTAATAAAGGAGAACACGTTGGTGGTACTTGGCACTTTTTAAACACTTTAAGAAGATTTTTAGAGGAAACTAATTATAACAAAGTGGTTGTCTTTTGGGATAGTGAAACTGGTTCTTCACAAAGAAGAATTATCTATCCCAAATACAAACTCAATAGAAAACAAAAAAACGAAGAAGATTTTAAAGAACAATCTTTTATTACTCAAAAAAACAGAGTAAAACAATACCTAGAAGAAATGTTTGTTAGACAATTGGAGGTAGAACAATCGGAGGCTGACGATTTAATTGCTTACTATTGTCAAATTTCTGAAGATGAAGACAAAACAATATTTTCATCCGATAGAGATTTAACACAGTTAATTTCTGAAAGAGTAACTATATATTCACCCCAACAAAAACGATATTATAAAAATGGTGATGGTATTAAAATGGATATGTCAGAAATACCACATTATAATATCAAAACTTACAAAATATTAACTGGTGATAGTTCAGATAATATTGATGGTATTTTTTATTTGGGTGAAAAAACATTTCTTAAATTATTTCCTGAAATACTTGATACTGAATTAAAATATACCGATATTTTAACAAAGGCAGAAAGTTTACTTTCGGAACAAAAAGGAAATGTTGCCTTACAAAATCTCCTAAGTGGGAAAACCAAAGAGGGAATATTTGGAGAGGAGTTTTTCACAATCAACGAAAAAATAGTGGATCTCGCAAACCCATTAATTTCGGAAGAAGGAAAAGAATTTGTTAGATTATATTATTCAGAGTCGTTGGATCCAGACGGAAGAGGACATAGAAATCTAATAAGAATGATGATGGACGACGGATTCTTCAAATTTCTCCCAAAGGGTGACGATGCCTGGGTAAATTTTTTAAAACCATTTTTAAAACTATCAAGAAAAGAAAAAACAAATTTTAGAAACAGAACAAAAAAGTAAAAAATGAGAGAACAAGAAGTAACAAAAGTAGAATTTCTTTTAATGTGTAATGACAATATTGTTGTACAACGATATTTTAATGTCAAGGGTTTTAATAAAAACGCACACAAATCTGAAGATTTTTATGATTACATTAGATCGTTTTGTAATGAACTACAATACGATTTAAAAATGAGATCTGTAGTTTATATGTTGGAAAACCAATATGAAATTATGGAAAACCCGGAAGTGTTAAACACATCCATAACAGAAGGTGACGAAATTTTTAACCTATATATTAAGGTTGAGAATATGACAATTTGTCAGAGGTCATTTGATGCAAAAGTATACCCACCAAAGGTCAGATATACCGTAGACCTACGCCCAAAGCTGAAAACCATATTGTCGGAACTTACTGACATTTTTTCAGGTAGAAAATTTAATTATTTTTATCCACAATTTATTCAAAACTAGTAGTATTTATCTTTACTGATAAGAAGAAAAATTATGGCGACAAACAAAAACTTTGAATATCTTGGGAACAATTTTCAAATACAATTACTTAACCAAATCATTGTAGACAAAGACTTTTCACACTCAATTATTGAGGTAATTGAAAACAATTATTTTGAAAACAAGTATTTTAAAATAATCATTCAAATGATAAAAGAGTACTATACAAAGTATGAACATACACCATCATTTGACACCCTAGAACAAGTCGCAAAATCCGAATTACAACAAGAAACCGCCGTTAAGGTTGTACTTGATACCGTTAAGAAAATCAAGTCTGCACCTATCGACGGAGCGGATTTTGTTCAGGAAAAGGCACTTAAATTCTGTAAACAACAAGAGTTACAGAAAGTAATGAAAAAGGCTCAAAAGATTATTGACGGAGGTGAGTTTGAAAACTACGATACTCTAGAAGAATTGGTAAGAGACGCATTACTGGTTGGTTCAAAAGACACCTCAATGCTAGATGTCTTCTCAAACTTAGACCAAGTGTTAGACGATGACTACAGACACCCAATCCCAATGGGAATACCAGGGATTGATAGACTGTTGAAAGGAGGATTAGCAAAAGGGGAAATTGGTGTAATATTAGCACCAACTGGTGTAGGGAAGTCAACTGTTTTAACAAAGATTTCAAACCACGCGTTTAACCTAGGATTTAACGTTCTTCAAGTATTCTTTGAAGACAACCCAAAAGTGATACAGAGAAAACATTTTACTCTCTGGACAAAGATTCACCCTGACGAATTGTCAGAAAAAAAGGATGAGGTGATGACTAAGGTAAACGAAATCAAGGAAACAATGCCAAATGAGTTAATCTTAAAGAAACTACCGTCTGACACAAAGACTATGTTGCAAATTAAGAATGAAATTAGAAAGATGATTGCGGATGGTGTTAAAATAGATATGGTTGTTTTAGATTACATTGATTGTGTTGTTCCAGATAAAAACCTAGGGGACGAGTGGAAAAGTGAAGGATCTGTAATGAGAGGATTTGAAGCTATGTGTCACGAATTAAACATTGCTGGTTGGACGGCAACACAGGGAAATAGAGCTTCTATTTCATCAGAAGTTGTAACAACAGACCAAATGGGTGGATCAATTAAGAAGGCACAAGTAGGACACGTTATTATTTCAGTAGCAAAGACATTACAACAAAAAGAAATGAAATTAGCCACAATAGCAATTACCAAATCTCGTATTGGAGATGACGGTGTGGTGTTTGAAAATTGTAAATTTGATAATGCGATGATTGAAATAGACACAGAATCCACAACCACATTTTTAGGTTTAGAAGAACAAAAAGAGGAAAGACAAAGGTTAAGAGTTAAAGAATTGTTGGAAAAAAGACAACAAAGAGAACAAGAAAAAAAATCATAAAATAAAAATAATTAAATTAATAAAAAATGGATATTTCACAAAAAATATTGAGCGATATTACGGTGTATATGAAATACGCTAAATTTGTCCCTGAATTAAATAGAAGGGAAACTTGGGAAGAATTGGTGACAAGAAATAAAGAAATGCACCAAAAAAAATACCCAAATATTAAAGACCAGATAGAAGAAGTATA